AATGCAGGTATTCTTTTAGGTTGACTTTTAAAAGTAACCTCTGACCAGTCTTTAGCATAGTAATAACCCTGTATTTCACCCTTGTTATTTGCTTTCTCTGCCCTTAACGTCTCTACAGGTATATGTTCTACTTGTACAATCTTTTTTCTGTCCTTAGAATAGATTATCTGAATTGCAGCTTGACCCATCATTTTATAGTCATAGCATACTTTTTTCATACAAGACTTAGTAAAGAGTTCTTTCATTTCTATATAGTCAGCTTCTTTCTCTTTACTATCAACAGCATCTATTCCTTTACCGTATATCATTTCTGCTATACCATTTATTGCAGCATTGTTTGTGGCACTTCCATTGTATCTATCTATTAGATAATTAAAATAGTTGTTGTCGTCTCCGTACTCTACCCAGTCTCTATTGTATTGCTCTTTTATTTCAGGTCTTGTATAAGATGACATATTGACTATATGTATCTTTCCTTTTTCAGCTTTTGGCAAAGGTTTACTATTATATCTTTTTCTTGCCATTTTATTTACTTTTTTCATATTATTACAAAATCGTTATCGTAGGTGTTTTCTGTTGTATATTCTCCAGAATGTACATCAAAGGTATTAAAATTAGTTTGGTCTGTGCAAAAAATAGAGCCTCTATATATAATTACAGAACCATTTTTTATGGCAAATGAATAAAATCTGCCTTCAACTAAAGAAAAACTACCTGTAACAGTCATATATCCGTTTGAATTAGATACAGAAACAGAAATGGCACTTGTAGTCCTTTTAGATTTATCAGTTAGTTCAAACGTAACTGAGCTTTCTGCACTTCTAGGAATTACCTTAAAACTCTGAGCGTCTGTTGATGTTGTTAATATTACCATATTATAAGTAACAAATAATCTGTAATTTGTTTTAATAAAAAAAGGGACACCGAAGCATCCCTTTAATTAACCTAATTAAATTTAGTAATTATGAATTAGTACCTTCTGTAATAGTTACAGTTCCAGTTAATCCAGCAAATTCACTGAATGGGAAGGTAGCAGAAGTACTATCAACACTCATAAAGTTAGCTGGTTTTCTTTCCATGCCACTCAATGTTAATGTATATCCGCTTAAATCACCCATAGCAGCTCCAGTAACTACTGTTCCACCAGAAACATCAGCTCCATGCTCTAATCCCATCAAAAACACATTTCCGTTGTAATCTTCAACAGCAACATGAGGTCTTCCATAAGCTAATAGTTTTAGCTCCTTGTTATCCTCTTTTGATAATTTATGTAACGTTAAATTTAATGTTTGTTCAAAGAACGTTGTACCGTTTTCTCTTGATGATGTAATGTTTTGTTCAAAAGACGAGTTTCCTTTAACTTCATACTTGTATGCTGTTAAATTATTACTGCTGTCTCCTGTCATGTTAGTAACTTCGTCATCTGTTTCAGAAACAGTTCCCAAATCACCAAAGTCAACAAAATATATATTTTTTATACCACCAACTACATCTTTACAAGGTTCTTTTCTACCTATATTAAGTCCACAAGCCATAGTTTTATTATTTTTTATAAAAAAAGGGTAAGTAGGCATTTACCCACCTACCCTAATTTTTGGTTAATTTAATTTATTAAGAATATAGTACAATGTCTGAACCAATTCCGTACTGAACACCAGCAGTAAATCTCATAACAACTCTTACGTTTTGAGAACCATCTAGGTCAGCCATGTCGATTAACTTAACTTCGTTGTGGTCAGATAAAAGACCTGTTCCGAAGAATAAGTTAGATTTTTCAGCAGCAACAGCTTTGTTATCTCCAAGTCCGTTAGCAACAAATAATTTTACACCATCAAAAGATAATGCTCCATTTTGCCACCACATAGTACCTTGATTAGATACACCGTTAGCACCGATGCTAGATACGTTTTCAGTTCCAGCAGCATTTTCTAAGATTCCAAATCCTCCTAGTGCTCTTACATAAGCTCTAGCGATGTTTTGAGATACATAGATGTATAAATCTTCTTTTCCGTATAAAGCAGAAGGAATAGCGTCAACTATTTTTCCTAGCTCTGCGATTACGTTAGCAGAAGTTACAGTTCCAGCAGCAACGTCAATAACGTCACCATCAGCACCTAATAAAGTAGTAAATCCATCGAATTCACCAGCATTAGCGTTAACACCTGACCAGATATTGTTTTCTGTTTTTTCAGCAACTAATCCAGAAACGTGACCGATTAAGTAGTCACTGAATTTAGGAGGTAAGTTGTCAAAAGCAGAGTATCCCATAGATACAGCTTCCCAGTCACTTCTAAAGTCTTTTTTACAAAGCTCTAGGTTTACTTGGAATTCTTCTGGTTGAAGGATTCTTTCAGTTAATGTAATAGTTGCAGTATCAGTGAAATCACAAGTTGCATCTTTGATTACGTTAGCATCAGTAGCAATTTTCTTGATTACTTCTTTGAACTTTACATTTGGTTTGATTTCAATACCACCTCTGTCAAGTGTAACACCTGATAATAAAGCAGCAGAAATGTACTTGCCTGCAAATTCGCCAGCGTAAGTACTTGTAATTGATGTAGTAGTAGCCATTTTTTAATTAATTTTAGTTTTTAGTTTATTTTAAATTAGCAATTCTGTTCATTACTCTATCTCTAGTGCTCATTATCTTGTTTTGACCAAAAGATTTAAAGTTTTGTTTTACTTCCCCTTCAGGGTTGTGTGAGATTGGTTCTGAAGCTGGTTCAGCAGATAACTTTTCTATTTCTTTTTGCATAGATAGTTTTTCCTCACCGTAACCTAATTTCATTTCTTCAATCATACCTTTTAATTCAGAGATTTTAGATTCAAATTCGTCTCTTCCAACGTATTTCATTTCATCCATCTCAATTTCTTCAGAGGCTTCCTCTATTACAGGAACTTCCTCTTGTAAATCTTCAGATACAACTTCTTCAGAAGATAACTCCTCTTTTACTTCTTCTTCTTGACAAGCAAGCTCAGTAAGTTTTTGAGACATTTCTTCTTCTTCTTTAATTTGCTCCGAAAGATTTACTTCTTGATTCACCTCAACTTCTTTTACTTCATCTTTCTTAACTAAGGATAGTTTTTCCATGATGTCGTTCAAAATTGATGTAGCTTTAGTGTTTTCCATAAATTTCGATTTATAAATTAATTTATCTTAACTAATTAACTGTATATAAAAAGGTTGTTAGATTTTTATGCTTTTTTCTGTATTATAAACCATTCAACGCCATCTGACCAAATCATTAATCCTTCATAAGTAACATTTAACTCATAATAATCAGATGAACCATCTAATGTTTGACCAGATATAGGAGTTAATCTCACTCTTGTATTTGTGTTAAAACTTCCATTTGTTACTATTCTTATAATTCTGTTTGTGTTTTTAGAAGTTGTAGCATCTGGTAAACTTAAAACCATATTTCCAGAACCACCTGACCAGCTTAATTTAATCATTCTTGAGTCATCATAAAGAGAATCGTCTAAATCAAGATTAACACCATCAGAAGCAGTAATATCTGTGTTATGAATATAATTTATAACTTGACTTATAGTTGCTTTTTTAGTTTCGCTACTTTGAACTAATGCAAAACTTTCTGTTCCTTGTAATTCTGTAGCTGCATTTAATTGTGATATTTTTTTTGACATTATTTATAATTTTATATTGTTACCGTTTTCTTGTAGTATGTTTCCTCCTGATTCTAATAATAAAACACCTACTCCTGATATTCTACCTACACCTTGACTTCTTAAAGTTCCATCACAACATTTTCTTGAGTATGTACCATCTTTACACATACAACCTCTTCTGCTACCATTTGGAACAGCGTTTCCTACAGTTTCATTTGTTTTTCTCATAGTTATTTTTTAGGCACACAGTTAGGCACTAATACTCCGTTTTTATCTTTCATCCCTATTTGTTCATATCCTGCTTGACAAGGATTATCGTCATTTAAATCTAATTCACCAAGCTCTCTTAGTTTGCCTCTTGACCAGTTTAATCCTGCTTTACCACCCCATAATAAATATGATATAGTTCCACAAGCTTTACTGTCTCCAGCATCATAATAAGTTTCTGCTCTACTTAAATAACTGTACATTCTCTTAATCGTCGACACACTCAATTTCTCACCTCTTGACAACTGCTGAGCTCTTATTTTTCCTACGCTTGTAGCACATTTATTATTTACCTTTTTGTTAAGCTCAATACCTCTTTTTGCGTTATTTCTAACACCACTTCCGTAATCGCTATATGTAGCAAATTCATATTTGTTATCTAGTATTGAATTGGCAATTTCTAATAGTATTTCTCTAGCTTCCTCTTCATTGTCTATTTCATTTATCTTACTCATAGCAATTTTATCAGTAAAATATCCTTCTATAGAAAATCCTTTTACTAAACCTGTTTTAACATAGTTATTCCAAACCTCATCATTGTTTACCTTCATAGAAACCATCCAAGTACCTACTGGTAAATCCATATTGTACTTTCTTGATTTGTCGTGTACATCGTCTTCTATAATCCAAGATTCAACTACAGATAGTCCATACAATTCAGCTTGATGTTCTAATGTAGATTTGTTTTGATTGCCTCTCATTAAGAATAATTCAGATGCTTTTCTAACGGTGTCCTGACTAAAAAATATATAATATTCATCTTCTCCGTTACGTCTATAAATATTCTTGTTAGGAACTAAAGCAGCACCCATTAATATTTTTTTTTCTTTATCTACTTCAGCTAATTTTATTTCATGCTGTTTAGATAATGCAATAAAGTTTTCTTCTATTGCTGGCTCATCTACAATAGATATAGCTTCTATCCCAGATAGTTCTTGTTCTTCGTCTATAAGTAGTTCTACTATTTTCATATTGAATTTATTTTAATAATTAACCGACTGATGCCGTGTTTGTAATATTTCTTTCTAATTCTTGAGCTGATGTTATTTCTTTACTAACAACAAACGCTTTTAATGGTTGTCCTGTCACGCCTGCTAATGTGGTTGCTAATTGACTTACACCACCAGCACCTACTACATTAAAGTCAGGAGCTTCTATAGATGAAGGTGCTTGACCACCTTGAACACCTATACTAGAACTCGGAGTAGATTTACCACCACTTGAAAGTATTTGTTTGGCTTGTGCAGCCGCACCTAATACAGCGGCAACTTGTGTAGCATAAAATACAGGAAAAGAAAATGCCGCTAAAGGCCCTGTTCCTTGAGCTGATTTTTGAGCTATATCTAAGCCCTGAACATATCCCACACCAGTTCTAATTGCTATTTCTGTTAAAGCAGCAACTTTAGAAGCGTCACTACCTTGTTTAAATAGTTTTCCCATACTTCCAATAGCACCTGCGTAAATACTTACTATTGATAGTTGTGTTGCTTTTATAGCATCCGCTTCTTTCTCTCTATTGTCCTGTCTTTGTTTAGCATAATATATTTGAACAGCTAATCTAGCTGATTCTTTTTCTGTTTCATAAGCTTCTGTAGAATTTATAGCATCAATTTGATATTGTTCTTCTGCTTTTAATTCTGCATCTTTTCTAGCAAAATTATCTTCAATACTTTTTGCACTATACTTTGCAGTAATATTTTGTAATTTAATATTGTCTCTTTCAATTCTGTCAAACAACCCTGTATCTATTTGACTTTCTTTTAATTGTTCATTAGCGTCTGTAAGAGAAAGCATTTCTGTAGTTAAAAGTTTAAACTTTTCTATAAGTACATTTAATCTATTTTCACTTTCTTTTGTAATCTTATTAGACTCTGCGTCTGCCTTATTTCTTCTTGATTGTATAGCTTCTGCACTATTTACGTCATTGTTATATGCTTGAAAAGGAGCTTTTACTAATTCAATAGCTTTCTTTAACCCAGCAAAAGCGTCAGTATTGTCTATAATAGTTTTAGCTGCGGTAATACCAACTTTAACATTATTTTGTAATTCTTTTGTGTTTCTGTCAACAAAGTCAGTTCCTTTAGATATTTGTGAGTTTACATCCTCTTCTACTTCCGCTAAAGCTTTAGCTCTTTTGGTTAGTTCTTCTTGTATCTGATTTTTAATAGTGTTAGCTTGAGATTCTAAAACCAATAATCTTATCTTGTCTTTTATAAGATTATTTGATTTTTCAGATAAATTATTATTTTCATCTAACTCTAAGTTTTCTAGCTTTTGTTCTTTAGCAACCTTGTCTAATAGTTTTTGTTTTTCTGTTAAACTTAGATTGTTAGAATTTAACATTTCTTGATAGCTCTCCAACGATTTAACTTGACCTTGTACGGCTTGCGTACCCTCTATTAAGGCATCTTTAACAGCTCTAGCTGCTTTTGCTTTATCTTGAAATCTTTTAATTATTTTAGGTAAAAAAGATATTAACAGCTGAATACCTATTATGAACAAACTTTGTATACGAAACAACCTACCAAGAGCTTTAGTAACACCGCCTGACGCTTTTGCAGAAGATTGAAACAATGTTATTAATTGACCTAAGTTGTTTGCAATAGCACCAAAGCCATAAGAAGCGTCTGAAGCTAAACGACCTGTTTCTAAAAGTATAGCATTATTTAATCCTGTGTCAGTTTTCAACTTTTTAGTTGCTACAGATTGTTTTACTGTAGCTCCTTCAAGTCTTTTCATTGAATCAACAACTTTATTAATCTGTACCTCTGCTGATTTAGTTGTTACGTCAACTTGAATAAGTATTTTTTTACTTGCCATATCTTAATCTTTTAAGTTGTTCTTTCATTTGTTTAAAGTCTTTTACAGCTAAATATTTACCTTTTGCAATTTCTATATTTTCTCCTACTCCATACCAATCAGAAGCGTTCAATAAGTCAAGCACGTTTTTTATCATAATTATAATTTGTTTAATAATTCTAATTCACTTACTTCAGTTTTGAAGTTTGTGCTTATAGAATTAATTGTAAATGTTCTATCTTGTATCACAAGCTCATCATTTAATCTATAGTTAACTAATATATCTGTTGGCAAATATCCTTTCAGTTTATATATTCTTTTCTTTTCCTCAAAGATTCCGTTAATATAATTAGCATAGAACTTTTTAAATAAAGAATTAGTTCCTCCATCGTAATTAGTTAAATTCCATTCATCTATTTCATCATCAAAGTTAATTGTAAAAGCAGCAGCAGTTGATGTTGTACCGTCTTCATTAGTATTAGAAGGTCTGTAATATTGTGTTATTTCTACAGGAGTTCCGTCTGAAATCCACTTAATTCCTGTTCCAGAAGATAATCCAGATTCTTGTATAGCATAAAATACTAAAGGTTTAGTTAGTACTGGAGAATAATTACCAGTATTTGGAGTTACGTCTGTTTTAGATTCAAAGTCGCCATCTGCTGAATATCCACATAATATATCTGTTATGTATGGTGAAGGAGATGTAATTGCCGAATAAGGACTTGTTCCTGTTTGATTAGTGTCGATTATTCTTTCAAACTTCATGTGTTCAAAAGGCACTTTAACTTCGTATTTAGTTCCTCTATCAACAAACGTAGGTCTCACTTCTTCGTTACCAAATATCTCATTAAATTGTTCTTGATGATTTATAGATAACAAAGTAGATGGTTCTTCGTACTCAAAATTAATTTGATTATACTCAAAAGCTCTATCTATAGTTAATTGTTTTGTGTCTATATGTTTTGTTATATCATAACTACCTTCAGACGGATTGTTTGTCGCATCTAAATAAAAGTTATCTAAAGTATCTACATATATTTTTCCAAAGTCTGTATCGGCAACATCATCAATGTAATATGCTGTTAAATTAAACATCTTAAATAATCCTGTAAGAAAATCAATAGTTTTAATTTTAGGAACATTATCTGTTATTATAATTTCACTTGTTGTAGATATACTTGCTCCAGTTCCTCCTATGTTAAATACAGCAGTATTTGTTCCTGTAGGTATTTGTGTTATTGGGTCAAGTATATACTCTGTCATATTTAGAGTAGGTGTAAAAGATAAGGTTTCATTAGATTCAACAATCCATTTAATTTGATAATTAACTAATTCAAATGTTGATATTAATTGAACGGTAAAATCTCTTGAAGCTCCTGCACCTAAAGCTAATTGTCCTAGTGTATTTCCAGTAACATAATCTATAGCTTTTACACTATAAGGTTTGCTTTGGTCTGCTCCTGTTGTGGTTATTGTTAATTGTGCATCATAACGCCTTGTATGTCCTGACGTTGATACAGTCCAAGTATCTCCACTTATATTAAAACCTAAGTCACCAGAAGAATAACCCCAAGCACCACATATACGACTTAATGTTTCTTCTTGATTTTCGTCTCCTCCTACAGCTCCTTTGTTTCTACTTAACCAAAGAAATAGATTACTAAATTCAGTTGAACTAAAGAAATCCCTTGTAAAGACCACGTTAGAAGAATACCCATTAGCTGTAGTATATTTATCTTCTATAGCTTCTATTATAGTCAAGCATTTAACAGCAGGCTTTAAATCATCAAACTCTAAGCCAATGCCGTTTTGTGATGTATTATAGTATAAATTTCCACTATAGTTAGGACTAGATTGAGCCGAATCATAATAAAATCTTTTTGTGTGTGATATTAAAGGATATATTATTTTACCAGAAGATAATCCTGTTTGTAATCCATTCTTAACATTAGAGCTTGTATAATCATGTGTATAATCGTCTAATTGACCAAGAGTACTTAGTTCATCATCTCCAAGTAAATCTTTTAAGTTTATAGTATTACCATAAAAAATAACTTCATAAGAAAAAGGTTTATTGTCCTTCATCTTAACATTATTAAGAGAAATCTTGCCTCTTCTAAACGGAGAAAAATCTAATTCCATTACAGCATCTTTTCTGCTTCTTGCATCAAAACCATTATCAATATTATAATTATACCAATGTTGAAATAACCTGTTGTTAGTTTTAGAGGCAGGTAATGTAAATGTTTGACTAAAGTCGGTAAATACTTTTTGTATGTCTCTTACATCTTGTATTTTAGATGTTAATGAAATAGTTTCATCATTAAACATATCTACTCTCTTATAGACGTCATCATTATTTTTTATGTATAATACTATTTTTTGCATTATAAAATATTATTTATTTTATCGTAAGCATAGTCAAAAGATAAAGTATAACTAATAAGTTTATCATTAACTGACTTTTTGAATTGAAGCGTATTAGATTTAAGATTTATCGGCAAAGTATTTGTGCCATCAAAAATCCATACTTGTTCTGCAAGCAACATCTCTCTTACAACTTCATTATGGTCTTCGCTATAAAATCCTGAATTAACAGTTATTGATTCTTTTCCGTTTGCCATAAACTTCTTTTCTTGATGTTTACTTAAAGCATATGATGGTGTACTGCCAGAGTTTTCTATATCTAAAATATTATTTTTAAATTGCTCAGAGGTAATATTTATGTTAGTCATAGATTTCTTAAAGAACCACAAGTTTTGTAGTGCACCAAATTTATTATAGAATATTATATTTAATGGAGTGTATTTAGGTTCACATACTTTTCTAAGCGTTATAACCACATCTGAATAAGAGGCGTTGTTACTAGATATAGTTACATAGTCTCCATCAATTAAATCCTCACTATCTGTTATAATTAAATATTGTATTTTTTGATTAGTGTTTCCGTTATCAGTTATAACTACAGGAGTTTGTCCTGAACCCCAAGTCACATCATAAGTGTCCCAAAAATCATCAGCATTATCCCAGTTTATATCTGCACCTGCTGTGCTTGTTAGTGTAGCTGTTACTGTCTCGGCTTCTGCATATATAGGAATCTTTATATCAGCACCATCATTATAATAAACCGTAGTATTGTGTTGAAGAACCATAGGTGTTGTGTATTGAACACTTCTAGGGTTAGTGCCATCTTCAAAGTAACCATAACCATCTATGCCTAAGAAACTAGATGTGTTTGTATCTTGAGAGTTTACTTGAACTATAGTTCCTGATGAATCATAAATAGTAATGTCTGCATCTATCCATAAAGTGTCAGTTGCGTAGTTATTATACTCTGTTTCCATAAAATCTCTTGCAAGTTCACTTAATTCAAATACAACATAAGGTTTAGCAAATAGTATATAGTTTTCACCTGAAGCCATAATGTCGGAGCTTATAGATAAAGTTGTGTCGCTATCAATAGCAGTAACACTTGCTGTTGTTGAATCTGTTGTGTTTTTTATAAAACTACCTACTTGAGCTGTAGTATTAAAGTTTTGTGTACTATCAACTAATTTATTAGCAGTAGTAGAAGTAGTTGTTCCTCTATCTAATTCATCTAATAATTGTTCTTTTGTTAAAGTGTATCTTTTATAAGATGCATTTCTTTGTGCTGTTGTTCCAGTCCATATATATAATTCTAACTTAACAGAGCTCAAGTCTGCGTTAGATACTTTGAAGTAGAATGGACTTCTTGTGTTAATTATTGTGCTCATATTATATTTTTCTTACAAATGTATCTTGACCTTGTTTATCCCAACCTAAAGCTACAAACATATCTTCTAGATTTAATTCTATATCTTTTACTAAACTTGGTATGACTCCTAAAACAGTATTAAACTGTTTGTTAACAATTTTCTGTAAAAAACCAGTGCCCTGAATACCATATCTATCAATCTTTCTTTTCATGTATTGTGCGGCTTTGGTTTTATCTTTTATTTTTTCTAAAGTGACAGGCTTTGTTGTAATCCAATTTTCTAATTTAGATTCTGTAACGTTGACTTTATTTGGCGTTCCGCCCTCGTCTAATATTTCGCCATAAGCATTACCCATAACTCTAAATGATTGTGTTGCTTTAAATCCTTTTTCGCTAACAGTGTTTTTTATTACTTTCTTTAATCGCAAGCTATTTCTTAAACTACCACTAGAGTTTAATGGTGAATTTATTGTTCTATTGCCAAACAATTTACTTCTATATGTTCTTTGTTGTGGGTTAAGTATTTCTTGTCTGGTTAATACAATAATTTTTTTTGTATAATTAGTCAAGTATGCTTCTGTATTTTTAAATTTAAAACTCATTAGCAAGGAGATTGACCATTAGAATTAATATCTGATATTTGATTGTTCGCCACAGTGATTGATATGTCCAAGCTCCAACCAGCAAGTAGATTCTCAAACCTATCTTCAAACATATTAGCAGTATAATCTGTATCTATTTGATATAAGTCAGAAAACAATTCTCCTCTTCTAAGTGCCGATTGTAAACCATTGACTACAGCAAACTGTGTGTTTAACACATCTTGTTTGTTATTTATGTCGTGAAAGTAGTTGTTTAAATCTTTCTTATCTTCTTTTGTCTCATTTACAATATCCATACAGATAATTTGTAGGTTGAATTGAACTACATGGTCTTGAAATGTACATCCGTTTACAATTATGTGTGATAAAGGAAATATAGTTTGTTTAGCTAGGTCAACCTCAAATATATCTCCAAACGTAACTGAATTAACATTTGTGTTGCCTTGAAGGTATATTTTAAGTTTATCTAGTATGTCGTAAAAACTTGTCATTGTCTATATGCTTTTTTTAATTCTTGTTGTTCTATATCTATTTTTTCTTTTTCAAATGCTAAATAATTTAAACACTGGTAGAGTGGAAGCTCGGTAACTGTATTGAAGTTTCTGACATCTCCTTTAGCAAGTGCATAAATTGATTGATACCACCCCCATTTTTGCGCAAATGCGTCTCTAGCTGTAGCATATCCTCTTTCTTCAGATTTGCTTCCAAATATTTCGGTATAGCTCCCAGCAACTCCTTCCCTAAACTGTAAAAAAAAACCATTGAACTAATTGCTACATCTAGTGGCATCTCTTTCATTAACTCTTGTATTTCTTCATTTACTTTGTAAGGAGCAACAGTATATTTTTCTTGTGCCTTAAAATTAACTGGTCTATACAATACAGCCATAGCTTTATGCATTTTTTGCCAGTCCGAAATATTAGTTTCTATGTCTACATATTCACCAAGAGTTATATCATCAAGCTTAGGTATGAACCCCATATCTACATCTAACAGTTTAAATCTTTGTATTAATTTAGGTTTTTCTTCAAACGCTTTGTTTAATATTGATAAAACTTTTTGGTATTCTGATAAAGGAATTCTGCTAACGTCTCTTAGTGAAACATTACAGAATATTTCTACAAGTTTCATATTTAAGAAATCATTTATCTTGTCTTCATCTTCGGCATCCTCTGTTTTGTTCTGCTCTATGACTTTCATATACTTTTGATATTGCCAAAGTTTAATGTCAGATAGAGTTGTTGGTACTTCTAATTCAATTTGTTTTAGTGCCATATTATAAATAATAATTTAATTTGTTTTTGTACTTTACTTTATTCCAACTGAATATATGTCAGTTATATATGATATTATGTATGTATATGTTATACATGATATACACTATGCAATATAATACTTTATGTTATATATTACACTATGTATATATACACTATGTAATATATTACACTATGCTATATATACACTATGTATATATATATAACATATATAATCTGACTATTTGTCGGTTGGGTTATGTTTGTAATAGTAGAATGTGTATAATTCAACTATCTTATCACTCCACTGCTTTAATCCATAAGCCTCTGGTGAACGTATTATTTTACCATTGTCGTTAACTTCAAGATAATACTCTTTACGGCTCTTAGGCACAGGATATATCTTTATGCCATTATCCATACAATAGGAAATTGCCTTAAGATAATTTTTATCATACATTTTTTTTCTAGCCATAACCTATTAGATTCATAAAGGTATTGAATTCATAAAGAACATACAAGTGTCAGATGGAAAGTATGAAGTGTAGAGAGAGTTGGGTAATATACACAGAGCGTTTGCAAACAGGGAGAGTACCCCTTATTTATAATATAATACAACTAAATATTAAATTAGAGGCGTTTTAAGAGCTTATTAAATTAAATTGAGGGGTACATACCAGAAGAGGTGTGAAACTAGCTAAAAAGGTGCTTAAATTGCTTAATATGGCTATGTTTGTAGCTGATTAAGACAAAGAATCTTATATTTTATACATTTAATTAATCATAAATAACTGAATGTTAGGAATCTAACAAAATGTAACAAATAAAAAAACCCCCTAAAAAGGAGGTTAATTTTTAATAAAAGGCGCTAAAAGATTAATATAATTTAATTTATAGTTTCAATTTCACCCTTTGAACAGTATGAACCATTATTTAAAATATAGTATCCATCTTCATCATGTTGTATTATTTCTAAAATAGTGTTTTGTTTATAGTTTGGATGCTCTACAAAATTATCAACTATTTTGACTTTAGTGCCTATCTTAATCATTGGTTCGTTACAACATGAACAATTTAAGTTTCTTTGATTTGTTGTTTTCATAAGCTCATATTTAAAGTTAATGCCGTGTAATATTGCTCAACTCTAAGCATTATTTTTTGAATGTCTTTTGCTTTATCGCCTTTTTTAGCTATTAAAGACAACGTCAAATCTTTACTATATTGTTTTTCTTTATACATAATTAATGCACCGTATTTTTTTGTAAATTTAAACCAATTATTATAAAGTGAATTTATTCTATTATACCAAAGTTCTGGTTTTCTTGCTTTATGAAGCTTAGTTTCTAAATACTTTAATTCACTATAAACGCTATTTATTTCAACACTTGAAACGCTATAATTTTTTATATTTAATACGTTTGCCGTGTCCCTTAATAAGTGTATATGTTTTGAGGTTGTTGCACTGTATCCCGTGTCATTAATTATTAGTAGATTATTATCAATAAATTTGCCTAAAATGTAGTGATAACCGTATGAATAAATACGGGAATATTCAAAAAACACATTTGCACTGTTTCCATGCGTTTTTACTTGTTGTAAATAGTTTTTTACTGTTTCTTTGTTTGTTTTCATTGTTTTATTGTTTTAAGTTATTATTATAATCTGTTTCAATTTGTTTTAATTCTCTTTTTAATGAGTTTCTTTTTATACTGTGCCTATAAATGATATTATTATCTTTACAATAAGTATATAAACCTTGAAACCAGTTACCACTTATTTTATTAAATTGTGTTAATATTGCTTTAGCTTCGTTTTCATATTGTGAACCATATCCGTACTGAAACGGCATTAAAAAAGTTTCTTCGTTATTCATTCCATAATTTAGGGTAATTGTGCCAGAAAAATAGGAATTGCCGTTAATTTTGTCAAACCATTCTTTAGCGTTTATGTCTATTGTTTTTGTTTTCATTGTTTTATATTTCTAAGGTTAATAATAAGGTTAAAATAAAAGCACTTATATAAACAAACACTTTTATAAATAAGTCGCTTAAAATGATTTTAGCGAATAAGTTTTTAATTCTTGTTTTCATAATTATATAAATAGGTTAATTAATAACATAAGGCACACCCCCATAATAAAAGCGAATGTACCAAATGCGAACAGGTTTAATAATGTTTTTAATAGTTTCATAGTTATAAAGTTTTATTTGTTCATTAATCCTAAACAACCTTTGTAAGCAATTAACCATTGGTTTGCTATTTTGGTTTCGTTTTTTGCTAAATATAATTTGTATTTTTTCATACACTCATTAGCTTTAATCTGTAAATCTTTGTTTGTCTGTAAATATCTCATAATGTTTGTTTTAATGTTTATACAAATATATATATAAATATTCCAACTGACAAAATAATTAACAAACAAAGTTAATAATTTATATTAATTCTAAATAAGA